TGAAGCTAACACCTCATCATCATTGGGATCTTCTATTGTAGGTCATGGATTTTTAGATTTTAACAGTCCTAGAAATTATCCTGTAGCAAGAATAACAATAAGACCAGAGACTTGGGAAGGTGGAGCAGAAGCATTTTATGAAGAAGTGTTGAAATTAAATTTATATTATAATGCAATTAATTTAATTGAATATTCAAATTTGCGTATCTTTGACTTTTATAAGAATCATGGTTTTAATCATTTATTAAAAGAACAACCAAGATTGATGATAGCAAAATGGATACAAGATACTAAAGTTGCCAATGAGTATGGAATAGATCCTAGTTCGAAACCATATTGGCTATCAGAGTTATCAGATTCTATGACTGATGAATGGATAAATAACATATATGATATAGATATATTATCAGCACTTGCGAAATTCAGATATAATCCGGGAAGATTAAAATATAATTGTGATGTTACTATAAGCATGGCTTTATTAGCAGTATTATATCAAGATGAAATAGAGCTTGAAGTAATAAAAGAACAGACTAATGAAAGGCATCAATTACCATCAATAACGTTTGTAAGAATTGGAAATACATTTAAAGTAATGTAATATGGAGAATAGAAGAACAGTATTAACACTAAAAGATATAGATAATTATTGGGCTAAAAATTATTTAAAATCTATAGCTAAAGCTATTGGAAGTGGTGTTCATGAAAAAGAAAGAGATATTACTTGTTGGAGTATGTTTTATTCTAAGATGAAAAATTCTTCATATGAATATCTAACTAAATATGGAGATTATAGTATTCCTGTAAATGTAAGATTTCATTCTATTGTTAAACCTAATATAGATTGGTTAGTTTCTAAATATTTAAGTAATCCATTTAACTTCTCCATTAAGACTGTAGATAAAAAATCATTAAATAAAAAATATAAATCCAAGATTGATCAATATGTTGAATCTATAACAAGAGGCATAGAAGAAAAGTATTTAGGAATACAGACTCAATTAGAGCTTATTGGGAATAAGCAACAAGAGTTAAATATGATGCTTCAACAACAACCGGAGTATGAAGAACATGCAAAGCAATTAGAACAGATTAAACAGCAGATGCCAATGATAAGCATGAAATTAACACAAATGACAAATGCGTTAAAAAGAGAGCTTAAAAGGACTTCTGAGAGTATGGATAATGCTGATTTATTATCGAGATTTAAACCTAAAGATATTAGAGAGGATTTACTACAGAGAAAGATGGTATCTTTTTATGAGAATAATAATATTGGTAATGAACATAAATGGTCTGTAACAGATAAATTTGTATCAGGGAAGCCATATTTATTTGTAGATATTGACGAAACAGGAAAATTAGAATATAGACATTTACCATCAAATACAGTAAGTCATGCTAAGAGTTCATCTATTCCAGAAGTAGAAAATGGAGATTGGGCTGCTTATGAAGAATATTGGAGTTATGATAAGTTAATGAATAAGTTTGGTAAGGATTTTACTGCAGAAGATTTGATGATGTTACAAACTATGTCTCCACATAAAACAAATTATTTAAGTAGCACATTTGAAAAATATGAAGATAGTGATGAGGGTGCTGCTAACTATGTAATTAATTATAAGCCTACAATAAGTAGAAATAATATAAGAGTATTAAGAGTATTTTGGCAATCATCAATAGAAATAGAAATATTAAAATCTAGAATACCTGGTTCTAATTATGACCTTACTAAGATAAAGAAAGATAAGGATAGGGTAAGAGAAAATCAAAAAATTGAAAGTAGATTTAAGACTTATTTATTCGAAGGATATGTAATTATGGATTGTATATACGTAGGAATAAAAATGAGGGATAAACAAGTACTTAAAGTAGATAATTATGGTTGGAATCAATTACCTATAATAGGGGATAATTTTGATGATATTTCTAGGGTTCCTTATTCTATTATTTGGGCTACAAAAGATTTACAAGCAATGTATCAGATCATAGAATATTATGAAGAGTTATTGTTAGTAATCTCTGGTGTAAAAGGTTTTGTAATGGATAAAAGCCAAATGCCATCAGGTATGGATGAAAAGGAGTTTGCCTATTACAGAAAATTAGGAACAATATGGTTGGAGTCATATAAAAAAGATAGGAGACAACAGACTACATTTAATCAATTTCAAACATTTGATGATAGTATTCCTGCTAGTATTCAATATCTAGGAGTAATGAAAGATAGAATACAACAGAGGGTAGATCAGATAACCGGAGTAACAAGATTTGCTAGAGGAGAAATGCAAGAGAGAGATGCTGTAGGAAATAGTAAGTTGTCTGTACAAGCTACGAATATTATTTCTGATGTTATGTTTTGGGAACATGATCAGATAATAAGAAGAGCATTAACAAGAGCAATGAATTTATATGCTAAGTATATTGGAAAAGATGGAGAAGTATTTAGTATATTTGATAAGACCATAGGAGATAATGATACAATAAATATTCCTAGTGGATTATTAGATGGTGCTGATTATGATGCTATCATCATGAATAACAATAAAGATGTTAGGGATATACAAGAATTAAAACAGATTATAGCTACTGAATACTCTAGAGGCTCTGTAGATATGTCAGGAATGATTAAAGTATTTCAATCAACATCTATAACTGAAATGAGGTTATTAGCAGAGCAGATGGCTGAAAAGGCTCAACTAATGCAACAACAGATGCAGAATAACCAACTTGAAGGAGAAAAGGCATTAAAAGAATTTGATGCTCAATTGGAAATGAAATTGAAAGAGGGAGATTTGCAATTAAAGAATATGGATAATCAATTAAAGCAATTTGATCTAGAGTTAAAGAATAAAGAAATTGAAATGCATAATGCTATAGAGACCAAAAAATTAGAATCTCAGGCATGGTTAAAATCAATGGAGATAGCAGCGAAGATACAAACAGATAAGGATAGGTTAGATGCAGAGCAAAGGAGTGTAGCAGTAGATCAGGCATTAAAAGAATTAGAGTTAAAATTAAATGCTATACTACAGGGAGAAAAGAATATGATTGATGATAAAAAATTAGATAAAAGAGTAAATAAACAGTAAGTTAAATTTAAATTAAATTTTATGAAAGTACATGAGAATTTTATTATTGGTGAAGAAGCCAAAAATGTAGAAGCACTAGGTGAACGTGTAATTATTAGGTTAATAAAAATAGAGCCTAAAAAGAAGTCTAATATTAAATTATTAGATAGTACCAAAAAAGATATTACTAATATTTCTGATTTTGGAGGATTCCATCCCGGAGTAGTAGAAGTAATAGCAGTTTCTAAAATAGCAAAAGAAAAAGGGATTGAGGAAGGAGATATAGTTGCTGTTGGAGAAAGAGTACATCAGATGATCTATGAGAATAAAGTTGAAAAACTTTATATTGACAGAGAGGTATTATATGCTATCTTTGTAAATGATATAATTTGTAAGATGAATTATTATAGAGATAATTTTAAAAAAGGTGAAGTAACTAAAAAACTTAAATAATCATGGCAGACACTATTAAATACATATCAGAGGAACAGATGAATCAACAGATGGCTGATTCTAGTTTTGTACCAGAAGAAGGAGTATCATATTTAGTTGGCACTCCAGAACAAATATCAGGAGAATCTAATAAGGGTGGTAATGATGATTTTACCCCTAGTCCATATTGGGAATTATATAAGAATAAATTACCAGAGGCTGATAGAGGCACTTTTAAGCTTCCTGAAGGCATCAATAAAGAAAACGAACAACAACTATTGGATGAACATTTAAAGAAGCTCTATGCTCCTGAAAATGATCCATTTGAGAATATACATCCATTAGCGAAAGAAATAATTGATAAATCAAAGGAAGATAATTTTAATCCTGAAGAATTTATTAAATCTAAAGTTGGTATATCGTCATTAGCAAATGCTACAGATGATGATTTGATAAAAGCCAAATATATTAAAGAGATAGGATTGAAGTCTGATGATAATCCCACAGGAATGACAGAACAAGAAATACTTGATGGGATAAAAGAACTTAATCCATTAGAAAAGAGAAAAATGGCAAATGAAGAAAGACAGAAATATCAAGAAAGTGTAAAACAATCATTTGAGTACAAACCAGATCCAGCTGCGATGCAAAAGGAAGTAAGTAAGTACAATAATGGTATTAAAGAATTTGCTAATGAATTTTTTGTTGAAACAAAAGATTTACCTGAAACTAAGCAAAAAGAAATTATTCAAAGACGTACAATTGCAGGAGTAGATATTGGCGAAGCCAAATTCCAAGAATTGAAAAGCGAATTTGAAAAATCTTTTACTATCAATGAAAAGGGTGTTGCTCCTATTCAGGAAATATTGTTAAACAATGATAAGGCATTAGTAAAGGCTTTCATATTTTTGAAAAATGAGGAGATGATTTCTCAGGCATTAACAAGACAGTTCAATGACGGTAAAGACTTTATCTTAGATAAGTTAGAGTTAAATGGTCGAAAGATCAGTGGCGTTCATGGAGGTGATGGAAAAATGTCTAAAGAAGAATTTGATGCTAGATTAGATGCTCCGGAAGGAACATTTAAAGATTAACAGAATTAACTAAAAATTTTAAATTTATTAATTATGAGAATTGTACCAGGTCCACCGCAGGGTTTTTCAAATGAAACAACTACTGCTAACCACATGTTGACATATGCTATAAATAAGCCTGAATATTTGTCAACTATTGCAACTTTATTCCGTAAGGAGTATTCACCTTTTACCAGCCTTTTAGCAGACCGTAAACAAGTATTGGGTAATTCCGTATTTGCTAAAGCCGGAGATGCAAAAGGATATCGTAGAGTAGGCTCTAGAGAAGTCCGTTGGACTATCAAAGGTCAAAAAAATCGTTTAGGACAAATCATGAAAGATTATGTTTGTGAAGCTTATCCTAATGAACCAGGAAAGAATCAGACAAACATTGAAGTTTATCTTGACACCAATTGGTTTTCACCAAGAGATGTTTGTGAATTGTCTGATAATGAAACACAGATTTACTTTTATACTGATAATCTTCCTGAAGAAACAGAAACAGGAATATGGAAGTATGATGCTAAAATTAACACTAATGTAAAAGAACATTATGTAAATCCTGATTTATTGAAAGAAGGACAGGACATTTCAGTATTGTTTAATCAATATGAAGAAGGTTCAGAAACTGCTTACGAAAAGTATGCATTCCATGAAGAAGCACGTACCTTTATGACTATTATGCGTTTAAAATGGTCTATTACAGGTACAGCAGAAGCTATGGATGCTAATAGTACTATATGGGTAAGTCATAATGGAGCTATGCAATGGACAACAAAACAAGAAATGGAAATGCTTGAAAGATGGTCTGCTTATAGAGAAAACCAAACATTGTTTGGAAAATCTACAGTAGGTCAGGATGGCAAAGTTCTTATGAAGTTATCCAATGGTGTTGATGTAATGGCAGGAGATGGATTATTGAATCAAGGTGATGGTGTTTGGAAAATGCCTTATAATCCTAATACATTTTCTCCACGTATTCTTGATACTATTATGATGAACATGCATATTTCATCTTCATTTGATAATGGAGATAAGGCTGTTGCTGTAATAGGTGGTTGGGCTGCTATGAATAGCTTTAATGATATCATGAAACAATACGGAGGATCGGATCCTAAAGTAGTTGTAGAAATGGGTAATGGAAAGAAAGCTATCAATGCAGATTATCAATACTATGAAAAGAATGGTGTAAGATTTTATCCTATTTATCATAAATGGTTTGATGATCCAGAAAGAGCAGGTAGAGGTAACGTTGATCAATACGGAATGAGATTACAATCACATAGAATGATATTCATTTCTCTTGGAGATATGGAATATGGTTCACCACAGATTGAATTATTAGCATTAGGAGATCGCCAGATGAAAAAAGGTTCTGTAAATGGAATCAATAAAGGTGGAGATATGGCAAATAGTGTAGATGCTAGTCATCATCACATTTTGTCAGAAACTGCAATAGCTAATAGAGATATCAATGGTATCGCTGAATTGTATGTTCCTACAATCAATAAGAGTGCTTATTATGTAAATAAAATAAGTGTTTAAGTATTAACAAATAAAATTTGATGAAATGAATATAAATAGAAATAGAGTAGTTCGTCTTGTTGCTATTAAAAGACAGTACAAACAAGATAAGAAGCCATTAGTATTATGTGCTATTGAAGACATTGACAATGGTGGTGCACTTATGACCGGTTTAGAATTGTTAGACAAATCTCAATATGATTCACTAAGTGATGAAATAAAGAGTAAGAAAAATGATTCTATAAGTATATTGGATGGAGAACCTTTAGATTTGACAAATGATTATAGTTTGTTTAGATTCTGTAGATGTCTCATCCATGATAATATAGCTCGAAGTAAGGATGAAATAAATAGTAAGCATTTGTTTTATATCCATAATGAAGATTATATTG